CACAGGGTTAGGGCAGGATAAAGACACGCAGATAACAACATTAATTACAGGTCAGATAATTAGTTTGCGTAGATTTGTTGGGCATAGCATTCGGTTAGACGTTGAGGCAAGTAACGCTTACACTGTAATCTTAATGCAAGAAGGCGTAGAGAGAGTGGTAAAAATCAACGGTGGCTCAGACTCAACCATAAGGATATTGCAAGGTTCATGAAAAAACTCCAAGGTTTATTACTACTACTTTTATTCGTTACCCCCCTAATATATCAACCTATTTTCTACCAAGTTCTAAAGTTAAGAACCTTTGACCGTTTTGTGCACACTCCTGAAGAATCCGGGTACTTTGCAATACTTAATATTACTGAAGCAGACGTAAATCGTGAAGGCGGATACCCACTACCACGTAAGAAGTTAGCGCAGATAAACGATTTATTACTAGCCGCAGGTGCTCTTGGTGTAGGTTGGGGTATAGGTTTCCCACACCCTGACAGGCTTGGAGGTGATAAAGCCTTTGCGAAATCTCTCAACAACGGTTCTACCGTTTTGCCTTTGTTTGAACATGATAATGGAGAATACCCTGCTACTGTCGGCACAGTTATACGGGGAGATGATGTTGGTGGGTTTACAGCAAGAGGGGTTATACAAAACATAGATATTCTAAAGAACTCCGATTGGACTGAGCAAGGTATTGCCAGTGCGCCTGTTGATGTAGATAACTTAGTACGCCGAATACCTCTACTATATAGAACCCCGCATGGATGGTTAGCTGCATTTGGCACACAAGTGCTTAAAGTTTTAGCAGACTCAAAGACTTACATAATTAAGACTAACGAGAATGGCATTGAAGAAATAGTAGTGCAGGGGCTACCGCCAGTAAAAGTTGATTCGTTAGGTCGCAAGTGGATCAGTTGGGTTGTTTCACGTGAAACATCATTACAGAAGTTGGATGTAGAAGGACGGTTTGTTTTTGTTGGGGTTACTGCTGCTGGGGTTATGCCTCAAGTTGCTACGCCTATCGGATTACTAGAGCCACATTACATACAAGCAGCATTGGCAGAATCAATGTTAGTACAGAACAGCCCGTATATTCCTGACTACGCCGCAGCTTTAGAAGTTGGTATATATGTAGTAACAGTAAGTTTGATGTGGGCCTTGATTAGCGGGTTAGGAATAACTTGGGGTATCTTGTGGGGGACTGTTTTGTTCAGCGCAACTGTTTACTTAGGTATGCAGTTTATAGAACGAGGACTTCTTATTGACGTAACTTGGACATTAATCACTCAAATTATAGCCGCTGGAGTGGCCTACTATTTAAATTTCCGCACCCAGTATCGACTTAGGCAACAGATAAAGAAGCAATTTGAGCATTATCTAGACCCTAGACAAGTAAAGCAGCTTCAAGATAACCCTAAGTCTTTAAAGCTAGGAGGCGAAACTCGGTACGCAACTTTCTTATTCACAGATGTTCGTGGGTTTACTTCTTTGTCGGAGACTCTGCCTCCAGAGCAAGTCACGTATATCATGAACAAAGCATTAACTGCCCAACAGAAAGCCGTGCAGAAATACGAAGGCATGGTCGATAAATATATAGGTGACGCGATGATGGCTATCTTTAATGCACCACTTAATCAACCAAACCATGAAAGCAAAGCTATCGGGTGCGCTCTAGAAATAATAAACAACATGAAAATTCTTAATGTAGAATTAGTTAAAGAAGGCTTACCAGAAATAGCTATAGGTATTGGGGTAAATACTGGTAGGGCAGTAATAGGAAATATGGGAAGCGAATCCCGGTTTGACTACACTGCTATTGGGGATGCTGTTAATACTGCAGCAAGACTAGAGTCGGCTACTAAAGAACAAAAGTTAGATTTGTTAATTGGAGAATCTACTGCTAAAGAGTCTGATTTTACGTTAAAGTTTGTTAACGAGATTCATGTGAAGGGTAAAGAGCAAGGATTAAAGGTTTACACGTTTAAAAATAGGTAATATAATAATCGGACTTTACTGGTATAGCGCTATACCCCTGCTAGGGTGGCCTCTTACAGAAGTAAAGTGCAGCCTTACCCTGTTTTTAGTCACTTCTCAGGGTAGGGTTTTTTATTCTACCCTCCATACACGTATCCCACGTACCCCATCTAGTGTCATAGTTTTAATTCTTACTTTGACTTTACGGCGTTTTACTTCTGCCGTCACTACTCGCTTTGCTTCTTTAATATCAAGGCATGGGATAAAAAAACTTGAGTGTGGTTCAAACTTATCCCACTCAATATCAAAATGAATTCCATGTAACTCAATCATCTACCGAAATCTCCTCTTTAACGTCTTTAGGTATAAACGTATCGTTAAACACATGCGTACCTACTGGGGCTGAATCTAATGCAGTGCCTTTACCCAATCGTTTTTTGTTAGTACCTTTAGCTATTCCCTGTTCTGTTAGGGTTCTTATAAAGTCTTTAAATATAATTTGCTGCTCTGCACAAAAAGTACGGAGGGACTTAGTAAATATATAAACCAATCCGGTGTCCGGCTCCCAACGTCCAACTATTTCGTTTCTTGGTTCTTGTATAGGGCTTGGGGGCATAGAACTTCTTTTATCAACCGCGCCATCAATAATTAAAAACTTACTCCAATTAGCGTTCTGGTATGCTCCTAGTACACCAATAAAATCTATCTCAGGTTCAGATATCTGGTCGCGTAGTATAGGTACTAACTCAGACGTAGCCCACCTATATACTCTATCTATATCTAAATCTATTAAATTCAACGCTTTAGCTATGTATGCTCCAGTAATGTTGCAAGAAATAACTGCTGACCAAAAGCGTTCTCTTGCGTCTAAACCTGCATCGCGGTCTAGTCTTTCTTGGAATCGCTGCGCTACATCTATTACTTTAGGTAGGTTTTGCGCTACATATTGAATATAAGGTTCTCCTGCTACACCATAATTACTTAAAAGTTTACCCTCAAACAATTTGTTTGCTTGGCTTTTTGTAAGGTTATCTGTTTGGTCTATCCTATACTCTAGCAGCCGCATAATTTCGCCGTCTGCAAAAGATTTTATTAGCCCTAGTTTCTCAGCTATTGATGAGTTGCTAGATGCCAAAGCAATCAAAGCCCAACTAGTGTCGTTTCTACGCTCTATATTGTTCTGCGACTGCATACGTCCCGGCCCTTCTCCTTGAGACACACCATATATTAGGGTTGAAAGTCTTTCGGGGGGCATATTAGTAATCTCGTCTATGGTGTAGGGTAAGTTGTTCATGATCCCTAGACGATTCATCTTGTGTGCAAACGTATCTGTTTCTTGTGCTAGTAACTTACTAGGGTGTCCGTACACGCTGTTACACATCTTTAGTATTGTAGATTTGCCTGTACCACTACTAGAGTTAATCAGGTTAATCATCGCGCCGTTATACCCTAAGTGCTTTATTAGTGGTGCTCCAAAAGCAGTAAAAAACCCAAACGCATGAGGTTCAAAGTTAGGCATATCGTAAACTGATACAACTTCCTTCCATACATCTAAACTACCTGTAGGTTTTAAGTATTCGCACAAGCGTTCTGTTATCTCGGACGGCGGAGAATACCTAACTGTTTTGGCTGAAATCTCTTTATCCCCTAAAACAAACGCGGCATTGTCATCTGTCCACCCAAATTGCCTTCTCATAATCTCGGCCTCGTCTGAATGTTGCTGATTATTCACACACGCAATCAAATACATCATTATCTGATCGAACGCTTTTGGCATCACGACAACACCTTTTGCTGATAGATACTTTCTTAGTTCTTCTTTGCTAGTCACCGTAGACAAAGGGATCATAAATTCTTCTGCTTTATCTTTTGGTAGTTTCAGCCGTACAAAAACTAACTCCCCACGTTCTTTATCTTTTAACCGTTTAGTCACACGCAAACTGTGGGCATACACCATTACATCAGGTTTCTCGTCGTCATCAGTAGTCTTATATATGCTGCCTTCCTTACTAACAAAATAAGGAAAAGGTAATTCTGGTAGGTTGTTCTGTTCTGGCTCGGCCTTCTTAATCTCTTTACATAACCCAAGTGGGCTGTTTATTTTTCCTTTGTGCTTACACCCATCACATAAATTAGGTGCGTATTCCTCAAACGTACTGCACCGATAAGGCTTATCTATTAAGTCCTCAATTTTTTTATGTGTTTCTTCGCGACTATAATCTGGGTGGTTCTCAGACATCTTATGTATATATGCCTCACCATCTATGCAATTTGCAGCAATAGACAACCCTGCTCGCCATAAGTTGTAGTCTATGCTTTCTTGGTTCTCTAAGATGTTCTCTATCTGAGCACAACCTTTCTTGCGTTTTATCCTGTCTACTAAATTAGAAAACTTATTTTGTCTGTCGTCTAACAACCGCTGTTTTTCTGGGGGGAAGGAAGATACGCTCTCTATAACCGGGACGGCCCCTAACGTATTTGATAGTTCTACAAAATCAACATCTTTTCCTTCTCGTAAAACTAATACTTTTTTGGGGGGTTCGTCTTTAAAATTAAGTGTGTCCGGCACTCGTAATATACGAGCGCAATCAGCGGTAACCGCAGGGTCTGCTTCAAACCCACACTCTTTGCACAAAGCCTTTAGCTTATCTGCTACAGGCTTCCATTTTGCCTGACTAATTGTCTCTGATAATGTCCAATAAACATGTATGCCCCTACCACTATTAATAAGTGAAGGTGTAGGTAGCCCCTTACTATTACAAAATTTCTTGAGCGCTAGTAACGCTTCGCCTTGATTTGCAAAAGGTTTCCCTTCTCCGCAATCTAAATCAAGCCAAAAAGATTTAAACCACTTAGCGTTTTCCTGTGTCCTAGAAGATTTGTTTCCAAAAGTAGCGCAGCCGTAGTAGACGTTAAATGAGCCTGCTAATAGTTTTTCTGCCCCTGCTTCTAATTCTTCTAACGTGTCGTGAAAACTCTGTCGTGGTGATACCCCTGTTTTTAACCCTACAAGACAATAGTGACCTTCACTTGGAAGGATTTTCTCCAGTGTCTTTATCATTTTCACAATCCAATGTTCCGGTTTCTATAATTTTGTGTACCTTTGCATGATGTTTTTTATGAGGGTTCCAATCTCCGTAAAACCACGCATATATATTCCACCTAGATACACCAAAATATGTAGATAAATTTTGGATTGTAATATCTTTTTCTATACACACTTTCCCAAGCTGAACGCCGATCATATCGATCGGCGCTGCCTCATTCTTGCGGAGTGTATAGATGCTATAACCCCTAACATCTTTCATTAGTCATCTACCTCGTCAAATTGTGAGAGGATATCGTCTAACTCAGATCCTTCTTTCTCTACAGGCGGTTTCTTCTTACGGCTCTTTGTAGTTTTTGGAACAGGGACATCTTCTACTTCAGCAACAACTTCTGGTGTAGCTTCTCCAAACGGGTTGTCGTCCTCCGTTGCAGATGAATATCCATCTACTTCACCAAACGGGTTTGACTCTGCCATTTCTGATAATGCCACTACCTGTATAGCTCTTAGACGTAAAGATACTCCTGCGCCGTTAGTCATACTATATGGAACTAACTCAACATTAATATTGACAGTGCTTCCAGAAGTAAGTTGAAAGTCATCATCTAACTTGATGCTTTTAGCATCGTACTGTGCAGGAGTGCGCGTAGCGTTTTTACCGTAAGCTGCCTTTAATTTAGACTTACCTTGAAAACGACCGTCATCAAGTTTCTTAAACGGCATGTCGAACTTATCAGCCCAACTAGCTTCTTTACCTTCGTTCCAAGCAGAAACCATGTTTTTATATAGGTCTGCTGCTTGTTCCTTTGTCATGTTAAAATTTACTTCGTATGCTGCACCGTCATCAAATACGTCGCAAGGCACAGATTTGTTCTGCATACTGTTGAAGTTATATGGTTTATCTAAACGTGGGTACATAGCCTCTACGTTGTTGATATTAAAACGTGTGTAGTTTTTCTTAGCCATAGTCATTCCTTTATTGGTTTAAATGGGTTGTATTCGACCACAGCAAAACTAGTTTTAACTGCGGCTATTGCATCTGCACTATTTGCTAGATCTTCTATTAGTAGTGCAAAAGTCTCTGGTACAAAGCCGACTGCTTCAAACAGTAGCTTTTTATATGACACGCTCTCGTCTTGAGATATGCGCGTAATCATTCTCTCTGGGCTGTAATCGTGTAAGCCAAGATATTTTTTATATGCCGTATATGACAATCTTCTTGGGTTGTTTTTCTTGTCCGGCGCTGCCCCAAACAATGATGTTGCAGGTAGTTGCAGTTGGAATACACCTTGGGCTTCTTCTTTATCAGTAATAAATCCTAATGCTACCTTAGTAAATAATCTACATGCTTTAGAATTATTATCTCCAGACCCACGTATGTTCTGTTTACAAAGAGCACAGTTGGAATGTTGTTTGTCTTTAGCTGTTATGTCTGGCCCTCGACTGGCATCACTAGTCCAACAAGTAGGTACTGCGCTTGCCCCATCTGTAAAGTTATCTTTATAGTAGTAGCGAGATATAGATGGTGCTTCTTTAACAATAACTAAATCAAGGTAGTCGTTTTTAGAGGATGTGAGTACACCTTGCTCGTCTATTAACTGCCAAATTTTGTTGTCGCGCTCTACGCGCCGATCATATGTGCCACCATCCATAGTTATGATCTGCGTACTACTATTCTATAGCCTGCATCAATATTTATACCTGCAGGTATATCGTCAGGGCTTTCCTCCATAAATTGATTCATAGTAGATTGCTTAATGCGTTTTTCAAGGCAGTCGAACGCATCGTGTTTAACAACCCATTCGTAAAAAGCAGGCCAATTAGCAGTCCAAACTTTACGTTGGACTTGGCACATGATTGTTCCTGAATTTGTTTTAACCGATGTTACGTCGTGCTCAAGACAATGAGCTTGAAGGTGTGCTTCTATTTTTTCTTTGTCGGTTTTTAGTTTGTCTATCTTTTTGTCAGCTTCTTTTTGTATCTTAGATATCTCGTCGCGTATTTTGACAACAGCTCCGGCGAGTTGATCTAGAGACGCTTTTATTTCTTCAGTCATTTCATACTCCGCTTGTAAGAGTTAGTAGATGATTTAGTATATATACAAAACTTGAAGTTGCAAGTGTTTTTGTTAGTTTATTACTTCGTTATATAAATCAATAAGTTTGGTGTGTTCTTCTAGTTTCCCAGACAGTAATTTATAAAGTCTACGTTCAACAGGACTGCCTTGTATGTGTACCACAGTCATCTTGTTGGTCTGACCTTTACGATTTATACGGGCATTGGCCTGCAAATAAGTTTCGGTAGATGTCACAGGCGCATACCAAATTACCGTACTGGCTGCTGTAAGTGTGACTCCGTGTGCTGCTGCTTGGGGTTGTATGATTAATACTTTGGTATCGTCGTTTGTTTGGAATCGTTTAATAATGTCAGTACGTTTAGGTAGTGATACGCTACCAGTAATACATTCGCTAGATACGCCAGAAGACATAAAAAATTCATGTAACAAGTTTATCGTATGTCTGAATGGCACAAAAACAAGAACTTTAGCAATAGATTCGTCTACAACTTCTTTAACTACGTTAAGTCTGTTTGACACATCGAATTCTATTGTATTACCTGAGTTAGCGTACACCGCACCGCATGATATTTGCAGTAGTTTGTTTATATTAACGGCTGCATTAGCGCTCGTTACTATTTCTTCTTCTGCCAACATTAGAAATTGAGTTCGTACTTCCTTGTAATAGTGTTCTTGTTGCCGTGTTAGTGGCGCTTCACGCTCCGTATACACAATATCAGGTAAGTCTAGGCATTCCTCTTTGGTGAACCGTATGGCAGGCTGTAGTGTTTTAAACACAGTATCTATTGCATCGGGTTTTGGGATCCATTTGAACCTGCTGATTGGGTACATAACCAAATCTCGATAGGCTGTTTTTGAGCGCGTTACATTGTGTGGTACACAGAGCTTTGCTAATCCGTGAGCGTCTACTGGAGATTGCGCTGCCGGAGTACCCGTCAACATCCATATCCATGTG